GCAGAAAACGTCCGCAAGTTGTCCAACCCTGGCGCCGTTTCATAGGTTGGCTGGCCATCGAACGGAATTTCGATCTCGTAGTCCGCCGTACCCCGAGAAGGATCGGACGGGTCACGAGGAACTTTTAACCATTGGTGATCGCGGAACAGCAATGAGAACGCTTGCCCCAGCGCGAAGAGAGCGCGGGAGGTATCGGCGAATCCGGTAACATCGTACACGGCCATCACCGTTCTTGGAGGTTTTCTCCGCGTGTAATAGTCAGGACCCAAAACCGAATCTTCTTCGGCTTCCATTCTTTCCAAGGCGTATAATCTATCTTCGTTGGTGTCGGGTCCTTGCAATATTAATTTTGGAAGCCTTGCTTCTTTTGGCTCGTTTAATCCATCGGAGGGCGTATCGTCAAAGTCTCCTTGCGCTCCAAGCCAGACCTCTGTCAAGAGGTGACGACGAAGATGAGCTATCAGCTCCTTGTTGACTCGAAGCCAATCCGTTTCCTCTTGCAGCGATGGACGGTCCACGCTGTACGCATCGAGGGATGTGACGTTTTCCCCCGCAATTTCCAGACCGTCGTCGTCCAGGTTGGCAACTCGCACGTCGAGGCTTTCGGGAAGAGCGATACTCCACGGCCCAGGCCAAGGCGGTACTATGGCATGAATCTTCTCTGTCGTGATCGCGTGGGCCCATGCCGATTCCTCGTTACCGAACTTCACACTTACAGTCACTTGAGCTGGCTCTCCGCTCGTGTTTCCCGGCGGCGGAGTGGGAGGCAGCCTAAAGTTAGTTCCCTCTATGACCACCAGGTTTCCTCCCTTGGTCAATCCGGCTGCTGGTGTCACGGAGGAGATGGTAGGCACTGCCATTACTTACCTCCCTTCAGCTTAGTCGTAGCTAGCTTGACTGTGAGAAGCAGGGCTCCGAACTGCTGCACAGTGGACTGTGGCAACCCAGCTTCTTTAAACACACTGCCTAGCCAGCGCCACGGCGCTTCCTTGCGCCACAGGGCAAACGCTGGACGCAGGTAAGGACGGGCTGGTATGCCCGGGTGTCTTAGGACGTTGGTGTTGGTACTTAGCCTATTCTGTACAGCACCTCCCACCCACAACACATTGTTCCAATAGAATCGCATGGCCGGAGTAACCGGTATGGTAAAGGGCTTGGTGCCGAACTCGTGGTGTTCTGCAATGTTGGATAGCTGCTTGCCGTCAGCCGATCTCTCCTTACGATGCACACCCACGAATACGAGCTGTGCCGTCTTTCCTCCTAGTGTTATCTTATGCACGTTCACGCTTTTGAGGAGCGTGGCTGTATCTATTAATGCCTTACGGGAAGCTCTGCCTCTTACTATCTTGCGCTTGCGAATAGTGCTTTTGCTAAGTTTCTTAAAAGGTTGTCCTCCAGGTGCCTGGTTTCTAATGCCAGTTCGGATCTCCTTCATCAGGTAGTTAGCTTCTTTCAGCATGGCTCTCGACACACCCTTCGATAGTTTGTCCGGTACGGACTTCAACGCTCGTCGCGTAGCTCTGTCTCCCTGTACCTGTATGGTCATGCTGAACATTAGTGCTCTCCTCTTCTCTCCGGTCGGCACCTCACTATGAGCAGGTTACGTTTTGGAGATCCCCATCTGCGAATACCCCAACCACCTTGCTCCGCCACCGTCACGTACATGCCTGGCGGGTCAGGAAAGACAACTACCGTGTTGCCATTCATACGCTTGAGCCTTTCTACCCTGTCTCTTGCTCCTATCTTTGGTTTCCCCTCCAGGTCGCCGGAGGTATGCACTAAGCCTAGCCTCTCCAGATCTCTAAAGTGGAAAGTAAGTATTAGCTCCGTCTCGGGATCGTGACCGCCGCCTACCAGCACATCTTCGCCCCATTCCCTTCGATCCACTTGGCACGGTACATCGACCGCCGCCTTCTCCCTACGCGATGACGATCCCGTCTGCGTTCCGTCCGCCACCGGTATTGGCTCACCCAATAGCGGGTCGTAGCCTCCTCCCACGACGGTACTGGTAGCCTCTGTGTCTAGTTGCCGTATGCTGCAAAGGAATCGTTGGAGTAGGCGGCCTCTCAGCATTATATTGCTCCCAAGTTAGGCGGGGCCTTATACAGAGCCAGGATGTTATCCACCTCGGTGTCTCCGGTGAGGCCCGGTATGCCTCCTCCGTCTCCGCTCATACTGCCCTGCATACCTCCCCACAGTATTTCTTGATCGCGTGTCCTCACCTTGGTGACGGCTAACCGCCTGCTGAAATCGTCACCATCTCCATCAGCCGTCGTAAAAGCGTAGCGGACCGTCAGCAACATGGCTGCACGCTTAATCAGTGGCGGTGTCTCACCGTAGCTTAAAGGCACCTGGCTGCCTGGTGATGTTTCACCCACTGCGTCGTCCGGCCCTAACTCGGTGTAGCCAAAGATGCCTGCGAGCGAGATATTCTGCCTACCTCGTAGGAACCTGGCAATGTCTACCAGGTACTCTATCTCCAACTCGGAACCCAGATCGTAACTCACCATAGGGTTGTCGCGGTCGTCGGGCATAGTAAGTCCTTGCGTGAGGTGGCGGTTGTAGACCTTAAACGTGTCGATGGGAACGACGGCATCGTCTACCTTCACTTCGGTCAGTGCGATTATGGGAATCCGCAGTTGGAACTTTCCTACCTGGCTGCCCCTTCCGTCGAATAAGAAAGTTCGATTACGTGGCTCGAAGAATCTTCTTGTTATCCGGTCAATGGTGGAAGTGGCTAGGGCTATGCCGTAGATCAAGCGTTCGTCTGGAAGCTCCGAGTCTGAAAAGCCTTCGTCGCGAATGTCCTCTATCCCCACGTAGCCTGAGACATCGCCACGCATAGGATCGCTCAGACCGGATTCGGCAGAAGTAGTACTGTTGAAATACGAAACAGCGTAGTAGAAAGAAGGGTCGCCGCTGGTGTCGTCGTAGAGATAATCCTCCACGTCAACGACCAACGGCACCCGCGTGGCTGGCGTGGTTATCTCGTTCCACGGCCCCTCGTCACCTGCTGTGGATCTGTAGACCTTTTGCACATCGAATAAGCTCATAACATTGGCCAGCTCGTTCACATGCCAGCGTACTTTCATCGTGGACATTACGGCTCCTCCTCAATCTTAGAGATCTTAGGCCGTAGTCTTCTAGCTGACTGCGGCTCCGGTTTCAACTCCTTAACCGATGTGGTGGACGGCACGAGCGGGCCGGTAGGTGGAGTTGGAGTAAAGGCTATGGAACCTATCTGCGGCTTTAGATTTTTAACGGCGGTTGGGGTTGGTTTGATCTCCGTAACTCGCGTGGGTATTGGGCGCCACGGCCCACCCGCTGGGATGGAAACGTTAGGTCCAAGCAGCCAGAACTTGCGAGATATGATCATACCCTTACGAACCCTGCATTGCCTTCCCACGTTACCGAACCTTCCTTGGCTTCTAACGCCAGGAGGTAAGGCACGTTCTTTGTTAGTACGGAGACATCGTGGGTAAACCTGAACACGCCGTCGCTCGTTGGCGTAACGTCGGTGCCTAGGTCTGCGATCTCGTTGTCCTCCGTGTCCATTATTTTTGCCGACATGGAATCGAGCGAGAGGCGACGCTGCCCTCTTACCTCCAACCATACTCCGAAGAATACCTCGTCATCGTTGTCGGCCATACTGGCCCCAAAGTCCACCAGGTCGTTACCAACCTCGCACTCGTTATGCCATATGTCCTTATTGTAATCGATCAGAACTTCCACCCTCCAGAACCCGGCGGCGTCGGGGGTAAAGCTGACCTTATAGTCTCCGTTTGTTCCTATCTCCGTAATGGTTACCGGCGTGGCCTGTACCACTCCGTCCTTCCATATGCTCGCCGTGAACGCAGCCAGGCCGCTAACCTTGGAGTAGCCGTCGAAGTCGAGAGCGGGAAACTGGTCTACAACAATGTCTCCTATTTGTATCTGCCTGCTCATCCAAGCCTGCCGTCTTTTCCTTTCTCATCCAAGTGTCCTGGGCCTTTTTTTTTTAAGGGGTGTAGTGCTGATCTATAAAGAAGCCTACGCCCCTATACCTAACTGCTAAGAACTCTATCTCACCTCCATTGTTCTTGTACGGCTGGTCGTCTTGTATTCGCAACTCCATGCAATATAGGTAAGGCACGATTGCTCCCTGCGGAGTGTCTGCACTGCGAAGTGTAATGGGCTGGTCCAATTCGTAGGTGTGAAACTCGATTGGGTTTGTGTACCGGGTGAGAGTTAGCTCGCGGAAGGACGTGAACTTGTCTAAGAAAGCATCGAGGTTAGAGTACGTCGTTTGCTTCACAATCGTGTCGTCCTTCTTCCTTTGTATCACCAGGAGAGGCGAGTGCATCTTAACGTCGCTGGAAATTTTTACTTCCACCTCTGGGATCGTTATAGCCATACCGGGACTTGGCGTTACTACGTAACGGCTGTCGTAGTTGTTGCAGAATACACTGCCGCCACTGGTCCACGCTGTGAAGTCCGCACTGTCGGTATCGTCCAAGGTGAAATTATTTGTGTCCACTACCGTTACCTTAAATGCCTTACCGTTCAATTCTTCTGTGCCACCTACACCCGAGAACTTTGCGTTGTGACCTGTCGACATACCGTGGGCGTTGGCCTGTACGGAGACGGGGTTGTTTCCTGACAATGTTATACCCGCCACGTCTACGTAGTTGGTTGTCCACCCTTCGGCTGGTTTCTGTTGCCACGTTTCGGGATCGCGAAAGTCGTGTACTCCCAGTGCATCGCAGTACAAAGCGGACGGTGATATTCCTTGCGTCATGCTGCTGCCTCCCAATCAAATTCGATCATGGTTAGGGCTCCTCTTCCCCTAACTTTGGCCCTAACCGAGAAGTCGAAAAAAGTTTCTGTCACTCTGCGTATTGTGAGATCGAACGTTCCGTCACCGGCCGCCGCAGTTATGGTAACGTCTGGTACGCTGGAGAAGTGCTTATTGAATTTGACCCTGCCGCCGTGTAGCACCCATCCTTTATTCTCGTCGGGAGATAGTTCAAAGTATTCTGAACCTACCTCTTTCCTCCATGTGCTACCTGCTGTAACGGCTGCCGATACTATGTTGTCCAGCCTCGCCTTGTCTTCGGCACTAAGAGCTTCGTCAAACCAGACCTTCAACCACTTTTCAGAAGGGTGGTATGAAATATCAGACAGATTTTTGTTGGACATAGACGAAGCAGGCACCGAGTCCAGAATCATTTGCAACGCCGGTCTTTCCTCAATATTCGTGTACTGGTACTCCATTTTACACCCTAGTCTTCATCATCAACATGGCTTCAACCAAACTACCGGACAGGTTCGAATGGTCTAAGAACACTTCGAGATAATCGTTGGCCTCCAATTGGACCGTTAGTGGTGGCATGCCTGCACTTTGATCCTCATCCCAATAATTGCCCGTTCTCAAATACGATCCTAGAATATCGGTCGTACCATTCTTGCGGATCCAAGCTTCTACAACCCAAGGTAGGCCTCCGCTACTATCGATGGAAAAAACATAACTCACTTCGAACACCTTAGGAAATCGAGCATAAATTCTAGAACCTGAAACCCACTCAGAAACGGCTACGTTGTCTTCTCTATCCTGCGAGTCCCAGGGGATCGGGTTAGGCGATACAAAATTAGATGAAGCCCATGTAGCTGCCCTTCTCACTTGCAGCGTTGTTAGCATGTCGCTAATACGCATCCATCCTGGGTTTCCAGGTCCAGCATTGAACCCGCCAAGCTGTACCGTCTTGCCTTTCAATACTTTTAGAGAAGCCAGACCGTCCTGAAAATTCTCGCCGTTGCAAACAACTGTCAACGTGTTACTGCCCGTACCCGTATGGTGTATCCAAGCTCGATGAATCCTACCGTCCGCTGGCAAGGTACTGGCGGCGGGCAAAGTGACCGTCCTATTTCCACCGGACGTATCCATAACGATAACTGGACCGTCGGTCAGGAGGTTGGCATAGCTCGGAGAATAGTTTGATGACTGCTGCGAGAACGCAAGCTCTGGTACTCTGCCCTGTTTATTTATCCACTTGCCAGAAGCGGAGTCGTATTTCAGATAATCCCAGTCTGTTAACGACGCGAGATTGGCATCACCCAAACCAGCGAGCAGAGGCTTTTCCCAATCTCCATCGGCTCTAAAGAAATTCGACGTGCCGCCTCCAAGCTTCTTCATTAGGCCATGCTTGGATGTACTCGCGTTCAGATCTGTATTGTCATCCGGCGCGGCTAGGTCATCTAGTTTTAAAGCATCTGCTCCGCCAGGCCCGTGCGTGGCTTGGTGATTTTTTGCGTGGTGGTCGTCTGCTCCTACGCTAGACAATTGGGCGTGCGTTCCGATAGTACCTGAGTGTGCAGTGGAGTCGTGGGATGCGGGCGTTTGAGGATCGGCGAGGACGCCGTTGAGCCCGCCCACGTTCAGTTCGTCAGCCCCGCCGTTCTCGTGTGAGCTGGCATGGGCACCTGGCACGCCTCCGGCCCCCAGCTCTACCTCGTTG